TACTTGGCGTTCTGTATTTTACTGTTGCCTGACTCAAAAAACGTTCTTTTCCCTTTAGCACGTTGTTTGTTGGGACTACGGCTTGTGTCCATGCCGTGAAATTAGTGCCCTCAGACCAATACGGAAACTCTACAAAAGTACCATTGTCAAGCGTAGTTGATTCGGGCATTTCCCCTGTTTTGTTGAGATAAATGGGAGATGTGCCTTGTGGTGTTGCGATCTGAGTATTGACTCCAGACATTGAGCCTACCCCTATGGATGTGGACAGGTTTCCCAACAGCCTTATGATGTTTTCCTCAAGCTCAATGTTTATTGATGATGGTGTTTGCGGTGTGAAGTACGTCACTGGATAGCTGTCAGTGTTTCCAGATACGCTATATCTCTCAAATAGCTTTGTATATTCCCATTTGGTATTGTCATTTTGAAAAACCATGCAAGCCAATAAGTCAAGCACCTCAAATCCAAATCTATTGTCTGTAGGTGTGTGTTTTAGGCTGTCATTTTTGATCAGACCAATAAACAGTCTTACATCATTGTCATCTGTAATAATTGCGCCTAATTGCCACCACCTACCAAGCGTGTGATCTCTATCGGCTGCCATGATCTCAATGTATTCGGCATCGTCAATCTCAACCTCGATCTGAGTTGTTGGGATGTCAAAATAATTGTCACCAAATGCCGATTGACCAGTGCCATTGATTGACAATATACTTGTCTCATAGTAGTAATCCATAGCACTGAGCGCCATATCTTGAAATACTTGATTAGCAGGGCACAGATACAATTTCATAGCGTCACCAATTGCATTTGACCCACTGTATTGGCTCTGGCTATGTCACGTGGCTTTACATACACATTGACATTGTTTTGCATCCCGCCTTCGAGGTTGTAATTGAGTCTATTGATTGCCATTGTGAGAGTTTGATTAGACTGACTTGCGCCCACGACTGGGGATAGACCATTGCCATTTGGTGCGGATTTAGTGCCGAATAGACCACTAATAAAGCCAAACAAGCCCCCTCCCGTGCCTGTTCCTGCTCCCATGAGATTAGTCAAGGCTACAGACACTAATTGCTGTGCTATTAGCCTGCCAATATCGGCAATCATGGAGTTGATAAAGGATGTAAATACACGAACTGCATCATTGCTTGACTTTGATTGGATTTGGAACATACGAGTGAACTCACTGGAGATCGTATTGACACTATTGGTCATGAGTGCCGAAGCGACCTCATTGTCTTTTACCAGTTTATCAAGTGCGCTTTCGTTCTCTGTTTTAATGGAATCCGTAGCCATTTTGTTAAGCTCAATGCGTTTATTAGCTACCATTTCGTCAATCTGCATAGACAGTAAGGCTGTGCCGTATTTAGCTTGTATTTCCTGACGATATATCTCAATCTGTAAATCTATGTGCCGTTGAGATAGGTTATCAGTTGCCGAATAGTAAGCCTCTGATGCTTGCAATAGTGACAGGTTAAGCTCTGCTTCTGCGTCAAGCCTTTTATTTAAGTCATCAATATATATGTCATATAGTGATTTAGGCAAGTCAATATCCATATTGCCAATGTCATTGAGTTTGGTTTTGGTGTCGGCTAATGCCTGATTAAACTGCTCTTGAGCTATAACTGCTGCGGCTGCTGCTGCTCGGCTGCGGCTGCTGCTGCGGCTGCGGCCTTCTTTGCCTTTTCTTGTTTTGCAATGTGTTTCTCTAATCCTGAAAATGCTGACCCGTAATCAATTCCATTCTTAGGAAGCGCACCCACAAGCGTAATTGTTTCTTCTCTCGTTTCCTTTAGTTTTTGTCTCAATATTTCAAGGTCATCAGTCAGTTGTTTTGATGATGCGCTATAGTTATTAAAAGCATAGACACCACCAGTCACGGCAAGCCCGACGGCTGTTATCGCAAGCCCTACCGGACCCAAAGCCATCATGAAAAAGCGTATCTCGTAAGTAGCTGCTTTAATAGCCTTTGACAGGCTAAATGTAGATAGTGCCATGATTGCATTTTGTGTATTTGCAGCAAGCAATCCCATTCGATACCGATAAACCATCACAGCAGCAGCCGTAAAGGCAGCGCCAATGCCAACAGTGACATAGTCAAGCCGTGTCGCTATTGAGATAACTTTTAACATGGCTTCAGTGATCTGAGCGATCTGTTTTGCCATCTTTTCAGCAGCACCAGAAGCGATAAAGTCCTCTAAAGATTTTGTAATGCTACGGAAACCGCCCTCAAGTGACTTGGTCATATCCGAGACAATCGAAGCCCGAACCCGTGACCAAATATCTGCCATGTTGGACAGTGCGCCTGTGTATGATTTTGACATCCTATCAGCAGCACCAGCGATACCGCCAGCAGGGTCAACCAATGTTTTTTCCATCGCTTCACGAAACTGAGGCAATGTCAGCTTAGTGAGATCATCAATGCCATTAAATGACTTTATCAAATTCAATACACCACGCTCTCGCAGGATATCAGCAGCGCCCTGACCACCAGCAAAGGCACGTCCCATTGATTGAGCCGCCTCCACAACATCAACTCCCATATAGGAAGCAAGGTCCGTTATCGGAGCGATCATCTTTTCAGCATCGACTCCGAATGCTTTCAATGAAGCACCAGCATTCACTACGTCAATTAGCGAGGATGGAGTCTTAGCAGCCACATCTTGAAACGTCTGAAATGCTTTGGCTCCTGCATCAAACGAGCCATAAAGAGACTCAAGCCGTAGTTTCAATTGTTCTATCTCAGCAGCAGGGTCAATGAAGTAATTGCCAACTCCTGCCAATCTCTTCGCATTAGTGACAACCGCATCTATAGCAAGTCCTGTCATTGCCAAGCCGTTTCTGAATGATGTGAACCCGCCTGACTTCTCAACGTTCTGAATTGAGCTATTGACTTGATTTAATTGGCTCGTGACAGTTGCAATGCCGTCAGCACTGATATGAATTCTCAAGTCTTGCGTCATTTCCTGCCTGCCTTTTTCTGATTTTGCTCCATGATCTCGTTTCTCACCTCTATCAATTTTGACCTGCCTGCTGTGAACATTACATCAAACCAATTCATCTGATTTTCCCATGACCCAGGTAATGGATAAATGTGGACTCCGCTGTCAAACTCAAATACGTATCGGAATACATAGCGAGCCCTTGCAGTGAGCTTAGACCCGCTATGGTCACAATTTTGGTTCTGTTGGCAGTCACGACAGAACGCATATTTACCAGCATCGCCCATGATTATCTTGTCTGCCATTGCCCCGTTTTGCAGATAAAAGGCAATGGCTGTTGTTAGTTTTTTGCTTCGCTCTCAACCTCTGCCCCTTCTTTTGTCATGATCTCTGTATAGATTTTGCCGATCACTCCAGATTTAAGAGTCTCGATGTTTTCGGGAGTAAGCTCCAGATCATGACTCCATTTTGTCAGCACAGCGATTACAGTGTCAATCTGGTTGTTAAAGAAATCGATAGCGGATATGACTCCGTTCCCAGCGTTCTGCAGGTCAACTAATTTACCGAATATCTGAGCCTTTTTACGTGCCGTCATGTAATTACAGGTATAGACAGCCCCTTCAATCTCAATGTCGTAGGTGTCGCTAACGAATGCGGATTTACAAGTTTTTATCATACTCAACCCCTATGTTACGGTTATTGTGATAGGTGGTGCGAAATTGTAAACTTGATCGTCAATCAATGTCTCTGTCACAGTCCCGATAAACGTCCCACGATCAGCATCAGGTCGGGTAATGTCGGTCATTCTGCCAGAGCAGTCAAATTGCCAACTCTTTGCACCTGCTACGAGCGTGATTGTTTCAAGGTATGGCGTGGCATTATTCTTGACATACTGACCGTTCTTCTCAGCCCCGTCATCTTCCCACAGATAGGAATATGACAGCGTTCCACCTACGCCAATATATCTGTTGTTATTGCGGGTCAAGCCATTCTGCCAGCGGTTCTCATCACTGTCCATAGTCTTAGTAAGGGTAATGTCAACACTATTGACGTTGTTGGTATTACCGAAGTTTACAGAGCAAGTCGTATTTCCGAATATAAACGGATCGCCTGTTACTGTCGGGATTGCTGATAATACATCACCCGAAGCATTTGCAACGTTCTCACGGAATGTCTTGGCTTCGATGTTTGCAGTGTAAGTCCACAGCCCTGTTGATGCGCCCGCAAATGTCATTTCTTGGATTGTAGCACCCAATAGCACATCATAATGTGTTACTGCTCCGGCTGCGTTATAATACATCTGGTAGATATTGTAGGTCTTGGCTGTAGGCATCTGAGCAGCGAATGTATAAGGGCTTGTAGCGTCGTCAAACAATGCCTGGAGCATGATCTCATGATTGGTTGTCAGCTCTCCGTTGATCGAAGCTGTTACCTTATTGCCGGTGATCACAGATCGATTTACATCGTCAAACAATTTATTGTTTTTGATTGCCCGATCTGACATAATAGGCTCATGCATCCATTCGAGCTTATCGGCAAAGCTCTTTCCTGTTGTGCCGGCAAAGATCTGAATGCCATCTGTCACTTCGGGTATGATCATTATTTTGTAGTCATTGCTATTTCTTGTCGCCATTATCCGCTACCTCTTTTTTGGTTTCTTTCACAAGCTCGAACTTGTCTTTGTGTTGTTGGTAAGTGCGTTCATCTATTTCATAGATTTCGCCTTCAATAAACTTTTGCGTGTCGGTTCTCATGATCTTGCGTATAAATCTAGCTTTCATTTGATCAGCTCCTTGAGTCTTTTATTTGTAATCTGAATCTAATTAACCGCTTTGAAACTTCGCCTTGATACCCACCAATATCGGCAAGCTCAGAGCCTTGAAAATAGCCTTTATCCACAGAATGACCTAATACTGCAAGCACAGTTCCAGACAGCGTCAAGTCTGCTATTATGGCTGTTACTAGCTTATTTTGAAGCGATAGCACGTCCTGAATTCTGTTTTTGAAGCCATTAACTTCGTGATAGAGAGCAACCTCGACGATATACTCATATCTTACCTGCTGACCTGTATCGTAGTTTGGTGCGTCCTCATTGCCATCATATACGACCACCGCAGGGAATTGCTGACCAATCTGTTGCAATGCGTCTGGATATAGCCCAGCGAATACAATCCCAGTCGTGGCTTTTGCCACCGCAAGGACTCTGTTCAAAACTAATATCTGTTTATCTGTCATTTGATAAAGCTCCCGATCTGTGTCATATACTTGTTAAATATGGATCTCTCCGCTTCCTGAGAGACTCCAAAAAAAGCACGTTTTGGCTGTCCATTCCCAAAATGGTGATATGTTGCCATTTCCATCATTTTGGCTTCCTTAAAATAGAGGTCGTAGCCATCTCCTGACCTCTTTCTTGAAATTGCTCTCAGCATATTGCCTGTCAACATTAAATTGACGTTGCTGCCCGATCCCTTGCCTTTTTGATATTTGGATTTGTATTTGACATACGGATCTGAGTATTTAGCAAAGCGAGAGCCGTTCATGTCGATGCCTTTTGCCGTGTTGTCACGGATTAGCTTATGAATAGCTATCGTAATGTTTTGAAGGGATTTGTCTAATGCCTTCTTATCGAGAATTATTCTCATCTTACCAATCGACCCGTTCTGCTCTGAAATATATAGCCATAGTTCCCGAAATCCAGACCGATCATTGCCCTGTCAATCGCATCAGAATAGGCATTGCGATAGTATGACAGTTTCTCGTCAATCGTCTCTTTTGTGCCAATTTTGCCATAGAGGTCAATATAGATAAGCTCCATTGACTTGTAATCGCTTGCAAGATTTAGCAAGCTCATGTTGGTGATGCTGTCAATGATAGACGGGATAGACTCCCCATCTGCCTTCGTAGCGAGATAAGTATAAATTGTGTCATAGAGAATGGTCTTTGCCGTGTCAATCTTAGACTGCCATGAGTATTGAAGTAAAACATCTGCCCATGTCGGGGCATCTGTAAGTGTCAAAGTATATATGCCATCTGCTGAGTAGATAATTGATCCGGTTCCCTCGAGCAAGCCAAAGTAATCATCTTCTGTTTCACAAATAAGCCGAGTGTATGTGCCAGCGGGTAACGCCCACTTTTGAGTTAGCGGAGTATATACAAGCGTTGCTGTCGTGTTATCTGATTTGACAGCTACTATATCGGTAAGGGTATTTGGGACGCAAGAGAGCGTTGTTGCGCCTGTCTGCAGTGCCTTCCGTGAATACGTCCCGACCATGTTGTTAATCTCTGCCTCGATGTTGGTAATGCTTGACAGTGTGCTGAGTTCAGTTGTTGACCATGACATACTCTATTCCTTTAGTTGTGGGGAGAGCCGAAGCCCTCCCCGATTTGGGTTTAGTCTGCCAATAAATAGGCTTCGATCTTGTCAGCAGATTCATCTGCTGTGGTTGTTGCGATCAGTTTCAGGTATTTGTTAGCGCCAATGAGTGAGCGAGGGATTATGATCTCACACATAGGCACACCAGGCAGCCAAGTAGCGGTTGTCTGCACGCCCTGAGTAATGATTGTGGCTGGTAATACGAGTGAGGTTGCCGCTGTGGTTGTGCCAACAGATGGGCGCAATGTCAATGACGCACCCCCTGCGAGCTCGACTGTAGTGGACGCAGCACACACTAAGATGCGCAAATTGCCAGACTTGCGGGAATCCAGAGTCACGACATTTGTCAGGTCTGCTGTCCCAGCGTTTGGGAGCGCTGTATCTTCGCAGATGATCTGATCGACGGCATATCCGAGTTTGTTATATCTTGCCATTATTTACCTTCCTTAATCCAGTGCACTGGTTTCAGTGCTGAGGATGTTTTCTTCGATGACGATTGGAACTCCGCCCCAGAAGCCAAGATTATTGTCATAATTGCCTTCTTGGAACATGTTATATTTTGCATCTTTCAGCTCACGTATGAAGTTGTAACCGATCAGGTTGCAATAGATAGCCTTGACACCAGTGCTTGCATAGATAGCAGACACGAGATTATTCATGTCAAGGACAGTAGGCTTGTGAGTGCTATCAATCTGGGTCAACACAGCGCAAGACCTCTTACTTGGAACGATCAGGGCATTGTATGCATTGACATTCCATTTGTAGCAGTCAAGCTGTGCATTGGTGGTTGTGTTCTGCACAATCGGGATTGGGGTATTCGGAGTCATGTCAAGGATATTTACCAGAGAGCCGTCACGATTAAGACGAATAGAGCAGCCGTCCATCATATCCCAGCGCACTGCAAATATGGATGTACTGGCTCCACTTGCGCCACCGAGCTGCTTGACTACGTTGCTATTGTCTTTGCAATACTGATGAAGCCCCTTAAAGCCCTTTGTATTGCCGAATGTAGGGTCGGTGCCGTAAATGATCTGAGTTGCCCATGCGTTGCCAATTCCCGCATAGAGAGAAG